TGTACTTGCTCAACCTCAAGCATTTCGCACTCAAGAGAATCAAAGTCTGTGTGTAATGATAAGTCTTTCAAAACACTAACTCCGCTATAATGCCATTAACCTGTAGGGGTAGTGGTGCTGACTGACTAATAGTTATCTGTGGCGTTCTACCGTAGCCCATTAATCTAAACTCTTTGCGTCCAGTAAAGGGTGTCTGCTGATTAGACATATCATCAGTAACTTGCCGAATAACTAAATTAGTATTGTTAACACTTACCGATAGCGTTGAATTAAGATCAACAACCACACTAGCAAGACTTCTAATCTTTCCGCTAACAGGCCCAGACTGTGTGTTAGTATCTATTGGATTAGTCGTTAGTGTGACGTTAAAACTGTAACCAATCTCTGCTGTGTTTAAACCCTCAACAGCACTGACATTAACAACACCACCAGACACAGTGAACTTACCGATATAATTATTACCGCTAACAACATCAACAACAGCACCGTTCTCAAATTCTGATGAAACAGTAAAGATTCCATTGTTCGTACTCGTCGCGGTATATGTCTTAGACATGTCCATATTAGAATCTGCTTTAAACTCACAGAGTACATACCTCGTTGTATCGTTCCCCATTGGGAATGCCACGTTAGCAAACACACGATCATCTACAGTTACCGTAGAATGAAATAAGCCTTGGCTAGTAAACTCAGCCCAGCCTGCACGTTGCTCTGCTCTGTTAGAATTAAAGACAGCTAAGTTGCCAGCTTTGTTTCTAACAAAGACATAGCTCTCAGAACGATCAACAGCCCCGTAGAACGTGTTCATCTCTACAGGCGAGACTATTAGGTGAGAGGATAAGGAGGACACAGGGACAGCCGTATAAGCTTCCTCAGTGTCCGTAAACAAATACTCACGCACAATAGCGCCGCCGCTCTGCACAAATAAGGTGGCTCCATCTAAAACCTGTGGACGAATAGAGTCGCTGCCGAATGGTGTCTGCCTTCTAATCTGTGCGTTAGTAGGCGTGATGGGTTTGTCTTGGAACGCAGGAATAAACATCTCAGAAGATGCAGCAAATACCTGCAAGTCTCTGTTAGAAACTAAATGCCTGATCTGCTGAACCTCACCAATGCTTGCGGTAAGGTGTATAGAGTCAGAATCATTAGCGTCACCAACATCAAAATTATAATAAGATGCAGACTTACTCATCCAGATTGTATCTGGCTGCGCTACAGTTCCAGCAAAGCAAAGCCTGTCTTGATGAAATGTAACCGCAGACGGAAAGCCTCTAAGCGAAGAATAAGATTGCTCTGCCCAATCCGTAGTAGGTGATGCAGACGTTATCTTAGGAGAACCACCACCATCTATAGATGCGTTAGCAGCGCCACCAGCCGTAACTGTATAATGGTTATCGTCTATAATACCTACAATCGCTCTAGCACCATTAAGATTGCTAGTAGAAATATTGCCCACAGCAGCGCATTCGGATAGCGTGACAGAATCTCCAACCCTCATACCGTGCTTAACGTGCGTTATCTCTACAGTTGCCGAGCCACTAATAGTTTTTAATGCGTTTACTTTAAGCTGCACAAACAAACTATCTAACACAGTACCAATAGCTTGAGTGCCTGATTGAACAGAAGTAATTAATATCTCTGAGTTATGATAAAGAAGTGTAATGCCAATGTGCTTTGAATTAGCGTAGTTGCCACTAGCCTGACTACCCGTTGTATCAAAGTAAGAAACAGCAGCCTTATCAGTAACGCCAGCCTTTACTGTACCAGCAGGATCACCAGCAGAAGCAATCTGAGTAATAGTCTTAAAGAATTTAGTTCCAGTAACAGTGCCATTGTTAGCACCAGTAATGGCCTCAGTCTGAGCATCACCATCTACATTTGTGCCAGTTACAGTAAAGGCAAAACCAGAATCATTACCACTAGATGTAATAGTTACAATGCGGCCATATACAAACGTGACAGCTCCACTAGAAGCTAAAGCTCCACCAATAACTAAGTTAGCTTCATTGGCAACTTGAGCAGACACAGAGATACCATCATCATCTGCCTCTGCGCTAAACTCACCAATGCTCAAATTAATACTATTGCTTGTACCGCTAGGAGTTAGAGTGACGCTCAAGTTATGAAAGTTATAATAAGGCTGATAGATGCGTTCTTTATCAGACCTAGTATCAAAGCTAAAAGGTTCTACTTGAAACGCAGTTAAGCTAGTCCTTACAATTTGGCTTGGCATAAACAAGGGATGGCAGATAAACATTACATCGCCAGTTTGAGCAAATGTATATTCATGCAAGAACACGTCAGAGAATGGCAAAGCAACCCCGTTAACGTCAGCAGTAATTGTAGCTGTTAATGTTACAGCGCCAGTTGAGGGGTTAATAATAAACACCCTAACCTTAGCATTTTCCATTGATACAATGTACTGTTCATCATCTGAAAAGATAAACGGCATTAACCTAGCCTGCTGCGTCTTGGCGGCATTATAGGTTATGTCAGTGTATTTAAAGATAGTTTGCAAGCCAGCACGTTTAATAACTCCGCCCTCAGAGCGAATAAACATATTCTCTAACTTCTGTGCAGACGCCGTATATACCGCAGTATCTGTTCGGGATGATAGCGATGGACTAACTTCACCAAACTGAAAGTTAGTTATCGGAACCTGTACCTTCTGCATTTAACTACGCCTATTAGTAATGAATCTGGAAGTATCTAGCTTACGAGTTGTTTGAGACTGAGAGTCTAAACCTCTAGCTTTAGCCATTAGCATAGCGCCCTTCTGATCCATAAGCTGAGAAAGCCCACCATCACGCGCTAGTGATATAGCAAAAACAGCAGCCAGTTGGAATTGAACGGCCATTGTAAAATAAGAAGGCCAATATTCTTCGGTAACTCTGTATGTATAGTCAGCAATTACTACGTCAGAACCTGCTGCATCGCAAAATAAATTATCACTGTAGGTTTGAAACTCAATGTTAAAACCATTTACAGTTAGTGTGTGGATCATAAGTGAGTTGTTTGGCATTTGATATGCCGCTTCATATCGGCCAGTAGGCGCATCTGTTAGCCTGTTAAGAACAAGTTGATCCGTTGCAAAACGCCACCGTGTATTAACTAAAGCTGATTGGGCAACATCCTCATACATATTAGAAGCAACAAGTGCTTCATTGTTTCCATCGTCAAATGACGTAATAGGCTCGGCACCAATAAGAATTAGTGCGCGACTACATATGTCAAGCGGTGTGTCTGATGCTGTGCTTACTGCCATGTGAGTAGTAAGGGGGCCAAAGCCCCCTTCCTTTCTTAATCGCTGTCTGTTTCAGCAACGGCTGTGCCATCAGACACATCCACTGCCGTACCAGTATTAGTCAGTACAGTTACAAAATTTGTAGTAGGTGTATTTGTATCCTGCACAATAATCAGATCACGAATGTTTAGCATTGCTGCTGCATCATTAAAGTAACCCGCAGAGTTGATCGCTGCGATTGCGTCTGCTGTTCGGTACATCCAAAGGGCGGCACCACTAGCACCTCCGATACGATGTAAACCTCCTGCTGCGTAAGCCATGATAAAGTTCCTTTCTTAAGAGTTGTTGTCAAGAACTTCACAAATACCATTGGCGTCAATACCGACTGCGCCCATAGACATCATGGAGTTTGCGAGATGAGATGCTTTTTCAGCAATATAATTAATCTCAGTAGCAACGTCTGCGTTAATACCAAGGCCGATTGCTGAGGTATGATAAGCCATACTCTTACCTGCGGTTACAGCAGATGTAGAGAATACCTTAAAGCCCATGAACTCTTTCATAGTCATGCCACCTGCAAACGGCAGGTTTTGCTCACCAACAAAGTCAGCAGAAGCAAACTGAGTAATAGTAAACATATCAGCATAACCTTTGGGGTGCATTGCCAAGTAACGCTGTCCGTCTTCTGGGACGTTTTTAGTTCCCATAGTTTCAAACAGAGATAGAATGTCAGCAATTTCAAGGGCCGAGCTAGTGTCGTGGATTGCAGTACCACCAGCAGCGTCTAAAGCTGCAACAAGTAGCTCGTCAGTCTTACGACCAAGGGCGGCGGCAGCAGATTGGGCAACAGCTTGACGCTCGTTAATGTTAGTCTTCAGCTCGTCTAGCTTGTCAATATACTCAGGAGCATAGAAGTCAGTCATGGTTGCTTCAACGGTCTCCC